TTACATTATAATCAATACTATTATCAAAAGTATATTTTTCTATGTATGTTTCATCATCTGAGTAAATTGTTACTTTTTCTGCAGGTAGATGATACAAATGAGCACCATCAAAATATATAAATATATTACCATCAATCATTAAGTCTATTACCAGATTTCTTTTAAAAGTACTTATGTCTTGAAATGGATTTGGCTCTTTATTAAGTAATGTATCTACCTTTACTCTACGAATATTTTTTATTATATTATTAACGCCTGATCTTTGTTCCCCTACCGTGTAAGGTATTTCCGAAACATCATCAACAATCATATTGACAGCTCTATTAACAACTTCTAAATCTTCATAGGCATTTCTATAGTTTGTAACTACTTCTCTAGAATCAACGGTCATACCTTCATTTCTGGATATGACGTATTGCGAAGGATTTAATTTTTCCTCCGTCTCTCTATTTATTCCTAAAAATCTATCGTACCATGCCATGTTTTTCTCTTTGTAACTCGACCCACCTTGCTTGTTTCTCTGCTGTGATTAGCTTGGGTCGCTTTCCGTATATTGAGTGCAATCTCAAATGGTGCTGATGGCAGAGAGTAGCTGTTTTATTAAAAACTTTCTCATAATTCTCACTAATGAATTGTTCGCGAACATCTAGGATATCTTGTTCAATCTCTATAGTTATGTTGTTTGTCCGTAGCCAAGTCTCTAGCAGTTCGGTCAATCCGTAAAAATGGTGAAAATCTAGTTTATCTGTGCTTCCACAAATATAACACTCTTTTTCTTTTCTATATCCTGATTTAGCTTTGTCTCTCACATATTTAACTAAATCTCTCTTAAATTTCATATCTTACTCTTAAAAACAATTATACCAATATATGCACCAAAAGTCAAGAAGTATTTTTGACAGGTGTTATTAAAAGGTAGTGGCTGTGGTTTCAAATGTATACAGTGCATAACGTAACGCATCAGCCATATGCGATGCTCCATCATGTTTTGGTCTCTCTTTCATCAAATTTGGATTTGGATCCCATTGATATTGGTCAAGACACATTAATACTTCTCTACAAGATTGATTGACAAATAAATCATCATTATCAACTATTCCTGCTACATGACCAATACCATCTAGCACTGACTTTTTAGCATTTACAGTAGTAATGTCATAGTTTTGTGCAAAGTCAAATCTTGTTTGTTGAGCTGCTGAATCAATATAAATCCAATCAATATTCCATTTATCAACCATCTTTCTTATTTGTGCAGCATGCTGTTCTGTTGTTCTTTCAGAGTCTAAATACTCATCTAGAACATAGTACTTTTTCTCGTCCCAATCATACGCTATAACACAAAAGGCTGTTGGATCTTTATACCCCACATCAAGACCTGCAAATACATCCATTCCTGTAGTATCAAACTTATTAAGCTCTGCTATTTGAGTTTCATGTTTAAATGACCAAATCTGTCCTTCATAGACATTAAAGTCTGCCAGATATTCTTGTGCAAACTCAGCTTCTGACATTGTTTTTCGTGCTTCTTTTATATCATCTTCTGATACACGAGGATTTTCATGCCAAGTTGCTTTTATACTTGCCCACTCTGGGAACTCATCAGTATAACCTCTATAGTAAAATTCTGCAAAGTAATTATTTCGACCCCTAGGAGTAGATATAAAAATAGCTTTGGAATTATCTTTATCAAGAGTAGGTCTCAGTGCTACATTGAAAGCATCTCTTCCATCAACGAGTGCTGCCTCATCAAATATAATTAAATCATAGCTTCTACCAACTACTGAATCAACTTGATTTATTGATCCCATTCTTATTGTAGAGTTATTACTAAGTTCTATAACTTTGTCTTTTGCATTATCACGAATCACTTCTAAATCGAAATGCTTAATTAAGTTTCTTTGTAAATCAAATGATATTTGTGATAGTGAGTAGTTTGGTGACATGAGTAGTACATGACTATTTGGAACTAAACAGATAAGCTGTCCAATTATGTTTGATATATAAGTTTTTCCTTGTCTACGAGAAATCGCAGCACAGATAAAACGATATTTGGGATTATTAACTGCATTTATAATTGCATTTTGTGAGGTATTTGGTTCTATTCCTAGCAAGTCCATATAACCATCAATAGGAAGTTTGATGAAT